ATGCCGACCTCAGTGGCGAGCTTGATCAGGACGGTGTGCGCGTGACCTTGATCCATTCAGGGCGGCATAAAGTGGATGGCAATCCGTATCAGCCCCTGCCTGATGCCGTTCGTGATGATATCCAGCGCGAGATCGATGTGTTGCGGTTCCTCTTTACGGAGACCGTCGCGGCGGGGCGCGCTGAACGGTTGAGCCAGGAGGCAGCCCTCGCAACCGAAGCCGCCACCTACCGCGGGGCAGACGCTGTTGCCGCGGGTCTTGCCGATGAGGTCATCGATCTGCAGCGCGGCTTTGCTGCCTTCCGACAGCGCGTGGCAAACACGCCAACACTCGCACCCGCGCGCGCATCGCGTGCGACAGCACTCCAGTCCCGCAAGCCAACTCAACCGAAAAAGGAGGCACAGATGGCCACCCAAACTGACATAACAGACACCACAAACAGCATTGCAGAGAATGATCCGGAAGACACTCTGCGTGAGGAGACTGCCGATGAGGCAACAATTCCGCAGGATGGTCATTCCATTGCCCGTGATGATCAACCTGCCGCCCCGGCCGCGCCCCCTGCGGTACCCGCACCGCCGGTCTCGGACGCAGCGCAGCCGGGCAATCTGGCTGAACTTTCGGCAAAACTGCGCAACGAGGCCGCAGATATTGCCGAGATTGCAGCACAAGCTGGACGGCTTGGCATCGCAATAGACGCCGCAAAGGCCCTGCGCGAAGGCACGGCCCCGGAAGCCTTGCGCCGCCTGGTTCTGGAACGCGCCAGCGCCGCGGCGGATGCCCGCGATATCGTCGCAGCGCCGCCATCGCCGGTCATCCCCAAAAGCGCCGAAAGCCCCATCGTGGTCGCCGCCAAACGCGCGGCCTCTGCAGGTACAAGGGGCTGAAACTCCCTCTCATCCCTCAAACCCTGCCACCTGATCCCCCGCCGCTCCACCCCGGCGGGGGATTTCTTTTTTCACCCAGATCACAAGGATCCCCGACATGACCGTGCTCCGACAGCCCGCCACCATGGGCGATGTTCTCAAATATGAGGTCAACCCCAACTTCACACGCGAAACCATCACCCTGCTGGCGGGCACCGCCTATCCCGTCGGCGCCGTGCTCGGAAAGATCACCGCCAGTGGCAAGTACAAGCTGGCAACTTCGGGCGGATCGGATGGCGCCCAAACGGCCGCGGCCGTTCTGCTCTACGCGGTCGACGCCACCGGTGCCGATGCCATCGGCATTGTCATCGCCCGCGGCCCAGCCATCATCTCGAAGGGAACCCTCGTCTTCGACCCCACCGTAGATGACGCGGCCAAGACCGCCACAAAACACGGTCAGCTGGCTGCGCTAGGCATCATTCCACGCGACACCGCCTGATCTGGCAACCTTTAGCTGCCGAGCATCCCCCTGACATTTTTCCCCGGAGTTTTCCCATGACCATCACCCGCAACCCGTTTGACGCGGGCGGCTATTCGCTCGCAGATATGACGCAGGCCATCAACATCCTGCCCAACCTCTACACCCGCCTTGGCCAGATCGGCCTGTTTCGCTTTGAGGGCGTGTCACAGCGCTCAATTGTCATCGAGCAGCGCGAAGGGGTGCTGAGCCTGCTGCCATCGGTGCCACTGGGCGCGCCCGCCACCGTGGGCACACGCGAACAGCGCTCGATGCGGTCCTTCGCCCTTCCATGGATCCCACATGACGATGTGATCCTGCCCGCCGACATTCAGGGCATGCCCGCGCTGGGCCTGTCGGATGCTGCTGATCCGCTTGTCGAGGTGATGAACCGCAAGCTGACGCTGATGCGCCGCAAACATGCCCAGACCCGCGAATATATGGAGATGAATGCCCTGCGCGGTATCGTGAAGGACGGCGCGGGTACCACGCTTTACGACTATTTTACCGAGTTTGGCCTCGAGAAGATCTCGATCGACTTTGTGTTTGGCACTGCTGGCACAAACGTGCAGGGCAAGGTGCGCAGCGTGCTGCGCGCAATGGAGGACAATCTGCTCGGCGAGACCATGACCACCGCCCATGCGCTGGTGAGCTCGGAATTCTTCGACAAGCTGATCAGCCACCCCAAGACAGAAGAAGCCTACAAGTTCTTCTCCGCCACCGGTGGCCAGCCGCTGCGCGAGGACATGCGCCGGGCCTTTCCTTTTGCTGGCATTCTGTTTGAGGAATACAATGGGTCTGTCACGCTCTCGAACGGCACCTCCGAGCGGTTGATCCCCGCTGGTGAAGGGATCGCCTTTCCGCTGGGCACGTTCGACACCTTCACGACCTATGGTGGGCCCGCCAATCTGTTGGAGACCGCCAATACCATCGGCCTGCCGCTATATGCGCGTCAGATGATTGATGCCAAAGGCCGCTGGATCGATCTGATGACTGAAACCTCGATCTTGCCGGTGAACAAGCGGCCGCGCATGGCGATCCGCCTGCACAGTGGCAATTGACGGGTGGCCAGCTTGTCCGTGTTCACTGGTGTGATCGACACGCTCTTCGCGGACAACAACATCGCCCGTGATGCGATCTACATCGCGGGCGATGGTCCGACACAACTCGTCCGTATCGTCACACGCCGCGCGGATGACATCACCAGTTTTGGTGATGCCCGCATCTGGTCTGAGACAACCCGCATCGACCTGCGCGTGGCAGAGGTGGCGACCCCGCGTCCCGGCGATCGCCTTGAGATCGACGGCGACGCCTTCCTTATTCAGGGCGAGCCCATGCGCGATCGCGAACGGCTGGTCTGGACTGTGGATTTGAGGCCCGCATGAAACTCAATGTAACCATCACCCCAAACCTCGCCGCACTCATGGCCGCAGAAATCAAAGCTGGCGAACAAGCGGTGACAGCGGCCATGCGCGCAGCCGGGACACAGCTCAAATCCGACTGGCGCGGGCAGATCACGCAAGCGGGACTTGGGCGTCGGCTGAGCAATTCGATCCGCAGCCAGACCTATCCAAAGGTCGGGGAAAGCATCGATGCCGCAGCGCTGGTATGGTCGAAAGCGCCTGTGATCATCGGTGCCCATGACACCGGGCCGCTGATCCGCTCCAAAGACGGGTTCTGGCTGGCGATCCCGACAGAAGCTGCAGGTAAGGGCGCGCGGGGCGGCCGGATCACGCCGGGTGAATGGGAACGGCGGCGCGGTCTCCGGCTGCGGTTTGTCTATCGCAGGCGGGGACCGAGCCTTTTAGTGGCTGAAGGGCGGCTGAATGCACGCGGAGTTGGTGTTGCATCACGCTCAAAGACGGGGCGCGGGCTGACCACAGTGCCGATCTTTCTGCTGGTCCGGCAAGTTAAGCTGCGCAAACGGCTGGATCTGGCGCGCGATGCAAAGGCCGCGCAGGAAAGGATACCGGGGGCGATTGTGGCAGAGTGGGTAGAGGGCAGGTTTTGATGTAGTATTGGCTTCAACCAAGAGAGGCTCGTACATCCGCCATCGGGATGAAGACTCGGTGCGGATTGTCAGCATCACCAAGGGGTTGGAAGCCGAGTTCAGCATAAAAGTTCCAGCGGCGATCAAAATGGTTGTCTTGGAGCACGTCGAGTGTGATGGCTGCAGCCCCCATCTGGTCAGCAATCTCAAGACAACGTTTCAAGGCATCAATGACGAGAGCTGTTCCCAAACCCATGCCTTGCGAAGCTTCGCGTACGGCGACAGCACGGATGTAGATGACCGGGATATCGGGGACACCGGCGCGCTGCCACTTTTTTGGACCAAGATTGGCCCTAACGGCCATAGCGCCGAGTGTATAAAAACCGAGCACTGCAGGATCGTCACCATCTGTTGCGATCCAAGCTGCGACCATGCCGTCCTTGATTTGATCTGAAAGCGAGGATTTCAAAAAGTTATCGATGGGCGCAAATCCGCAAGAAAAGGCGCTGCGGTCATGCAGCGCCTTTTCAAACTTGGCGATTGTGAGGGCGGGCGTGTCCGCTGCGGCCTCAGCCGACATCCTTCAGGAGGCCCTTCGACGCTTCGGCGGCGCGTGCCAGACCAGGCACAACCTTTCCGGGCAACGCAACAGCGGCCTTGAAAGCTTCAAACGCGTCAATGGGCAGAATGGAGAGAGATATTCTCTGTTCCACTTCCTGCGCACGCAGAAGGGCCGCCTGACGAATAAAGTCAGCTTCCTGCAGGCCAGTGGCAGCAGCTGCAGCCTTTATGCGCTCTTCATCAGCACGATGCATGCGCACCTCTTTGCGCGCTTCCATCTTGCCCGGCGTGGGTGCGGTGGTTTCGATTGCAAACATAATCGGTCTCCTTCTCTAGAGGGGCGTACGGTATAACGCCGTACGTGTCAATGATCATCATGGAGATGATCAGCGTCGGCCACATCGGAAATATCAGGTTAACAACGATGATGATCCCCTTGACCATCCAACGAACGTTAGAATAGCACAATGCCAACATCCCGAGAAGCCATCCTCACTGCCTTGGCGGACCTGTTGCGCACGGTGCCTCATGTGCCGGTACTGCGCGGCGAGGTCCTGCCGGAGCGCATCTCCCCTGCGGGCCTGATGATCCTGCGCGACGGTGATCCCGGCGATCCTGCGGTGACGCTGTCGCCGCTCGCCTACCATTACCAGCATCGCGCCGAGCTTGAAGTCATCGTGCAGGGCGCGGACCGCGACACTGCCTTTGCAGCCCTTTGCGCCCAGATCGGCGCTGTCATCCGTGCAGACCGCACGCTCGGCGGGCGTTGCGATTGGGTTGAGGCGGAAGCGCCGCAGCCCGTGGATCTGCCCGTTGAGGGGGCGGCCAGCCTGAAGGCGGCGGTGATCCAGGTGGTGCTGCATTATTCCACATCAGACCCGCTGGGCTGAACAATTGGCCTGACCCACCGGCCTAAACAACAAGCCTGACCCACCCCACAACCTGAGGAGAACACAATGGCACGCGCACAAGGCGCGCGGGCGCAGATGGCGCTCGCCTACGAAACCGTCTACGGCACGCCGCCCGCGAGCGGTTATTTCAAGATGCCCTTTGCCAGCGCGACGCTTGGCGCAGAGCAACCACTGCTCGAGTCCGAGCTTCTCGGATATGGCCGGGATCCGCTGGCGCCGATCAAGGACGCGCTGACCAGCGATGGCGACGTGGTGGTCCCGATTGATGCGATCGGCTTTGGCTACTGGCTGAAGGCGGCGTTTGGCGATCCGACCACGACCGGCGCGGAGGCTCCCTACACGCATGAGTTCCGCTCGGGCAGCTGGACCCTTCCAAGCCTCGCCATCGAAATCGGCATGCCAGAAGTGCCGCGCTTTGCGATGTACGCGGGCTGCGTGGTGGATCAGCTGTCCTGGCAGATGACGCGCTCCGGCCTGCTGACTGCCTCGGTCAGCCTCATTGCCCAGGGCGAGACCCCGGCGGCAGCCACCGGCGCGGGCACACCGACCGAGATCGCGCTGCAGCGGTTTGGCCACTTCAATGGCTCAATCAGGCGCGACGGTGTGGCGCTTGGCAATGTGGTCTCGACCCAGATCACCTATGGCAACAACCTCGACCGCATCGAGACGATCCGCGCGGACGGCAAGATCGACGGGGCAGATCCCTCCATGGCAATGCTCTCGGGCAGCATGGAGGTCCGCTTTGCCGATACCACGCTGATGGACCAGGCGATCAACGGCACGACCTGCGCGCTTGAGTTCGCCTACAGTCTGCCCACCGGCGAGAGCCTGACCTTCACCGCGCACTCCGTCTATCTCCCGCGTCCGCGCGTTGAGATCGGCGGGCCGCAGGGCGTGCAGGCCACCTTCGACTGGCAGGCAGCCAAGGACTCAGTTACCGGGCGCATGTGCACCGTCACGCTCATCAACGGCGTGGAGGCCTATTGATCATGCTCAAACTTGACCTCTCGACCGATCCGCGCTGGCTCGATCTTGCCCCCGGCGTGCGGGTGCGCCTGCTCCCACTTACCACCGCGCTGATGGTGACCACCCGCAACGATCCCAGCATTGCAGCCCTCCCCGAGGACGCCAGCAACGAGGACCGCGCGCTGCTCTTTGCCAAAGCGCTGGGGCGGCGCGCCGTGGTGGAATGGGAGGGCGTGGGCGACATGGACGGCAACGTGCTGGACCTCACCCCCGAAGGTGTCGAGGCCTTGCTCGACATCTATCCGATCTTCGAGGCCTTCCAGGCGGGCTATGTCGCCAAGGCACTGGTGTTGGATCAGGAAAAAAACGTCTCCGCGCCCTTGCTGACTGGCACTTCAGCGGGGGCGATCGATACTGCGAGGCTTGCGAAGCCCTCGAGGCCTGCAAAGTCCCGTGCCCGGACTGCCCGCAAAAAATGAACCAACCCCAGACCTTCGAGGGCGTGCAGGTCTGGGACCTGGTTGGACGCCTCGGCGGCCAGCTGCGCGCGACAAAGCAGACAATCCTCGGGTGGGACATGGGGGCGGCCCTCGCCATGGCGCGTGCCCTTGGCATCAACGGCCTCGTGGCGATGGAACTGCTGCCCGAGATCGAGGCGGTGATGGTCAAAAAAGTAAACGAACGGATTG